TTAATTTCGGCCTTCCAGACAGAACCGTTTGAACTTGCGGTTGTGGGTGTCGATCTGTTCCTTGGTCGCGCGCGTGTCGGCGCGCGACCAGGTGATCGGGCGCGCGCCGTCGCAGAACGACAAGGAGCTTTGCGCCGTCTCCCCCAGGGAGCACTGGAAAAAAATCAGGAAGCCGATACAGGCCATGGTCAGTCCTTCCGTTCGAAGGCGCGGTCGAAAGCGTCATCGGTGGCGTCCGCCGCATGCGCCTTGGCGGCTTCGGTTTCGACGGCCGCCGCGAGACCTCTGGCCTTGGCGGCGGCCGTCAAGGCGCGCGCGACCGCCCGCGCATCGCCCGCGTCGAGCTGCTGGCGATCGTGCAAAAGTTCGACCGCCTGCGAGACCAACGAAAACAGCGTTGGCGCGAGCTTGATGGCGAGGAGCGCGAGCGATGCGAACATCAGGCGGCCTTCGCCTCCGTCTTGAAGAACACGGACCAGATGGCCTGCGCGACCGTCAGGGCCACGCCGGTGACCTGTGCGGCCTGATCGGCGGACAGCCAGCCCTTTTGCGCCACAAAGCCGCCCACGGCCGCCAGAAACGTGCGCACGAGGCCAAGATACTGCTCCAGCCCGAACGCATTGGCCTTCCAGGACCAATAGGCGGTAACGCCAGCCGCGAGAAAGCCCGTAACCAAGGTCCACAGATCGGCGGAAACCCAGCCGCGGGCGATCAACAGGCCGCCGACGGCGGAGAGAATGGCGCGCAGCACGCCCTGCGTATTGGTGACATCCATTTCAGATCCTCGTTTTTCAGGGTGCGCGCTCAATTTTTCGCCAGGCAGAGCGCGCGCTCCCGCTGCCGGCGACTGACGAGGCCGGGCATCACGACGCCGGCGGCATGGGTGTATTGGAGCAGCGCGTTGCAGCCGGCCGCGACATGGCCGGCGTTGAGTTCGCGCACGACGGAGGAGCGGCAGACGCCGCCCACGCCGATGTTGTGCGCCAGCGACAGGACGGCGACGTACTGGCCATCGGTCAAAGGCGCATGCAGGCAGGCGTCGATCCCGTCCGCCTCGCGGCCGAGATCGGCGGCGAGAAGGTCTTTGCATTGGGCAAGGCTGGCGCGCTCGCCAGGATGCACGTCGGGGCCGGTGTGGCCGTAGCAGATCGTCCACGGATGACCGCGCGTCGCCGGATCGGGATAGGCCGACTGGCGCAGGCCCTCGGCGCCGCCGATGACGGCGACGGCGAGCGCGGCGATGGATGCTTTTTTGAGATGCGGGTTCATGGGGAGCTCCGTCAGTTGCACTGTCCGCCAGTCGCGGACGGACCGCCGCTGATCGATCCCGGCCAGTAATTGGCGGGACATCCCGACGTATTATTGATCACGCCATTCAAGTTTGAGTACCAACGCTGCCCGGAAACGGTGAAACTTCCGAGTGTAATCGGATAGGCCGCGCCTCCGGGGCCTTGCAGAATGCCGCCCACGGAAGCAAGTGCGAACTGGGCGCTGAACGTTACATTGGCGCTGAGAACATTACTTGAGCTATAGTCGATAAGAAAACCGCCCTGTACGGCCTGATTGTGATAGGGCGCATTGCCCGCAATCGTGTTCGCCGTCGGCGTCAGGGCGTAATTGAAGCCCGTGATGTAAAGCACGGAGCCGGGTCCGGAGGCCTGGTTATGCGCCTGCGTCGCCTGCCCGTAAGACACCGGGGCGTAGACATTGAGCTCGCCGGGATAGGAAATGGAAAAATCGGAGCAATTCGGCGCTGTGCAACTCACGGTGGAGAGATTGCCGATAGAGACCTGGCCGCTGGCGCCAATATAGGACACAGCGCCCTGGCCAACTGGCGTGGTTGACCCGCCGACAATGATCGACGCGCCATTGCCATAGACGGTAGTTCCGTATGAGCCCGGCACCAGGCCGTTGAAGGCAAAATCGTCCAAGGCGGTATAGGTTTGGCCCGCAGTCAATTGGACGTTGAAAGGCCCGCCCGCCGTGTCAAAATTGGCCAAGGCATTCTGGTAACAGCCCTGAAACGTCGTGAAAGCGCCGGCGCCGGCGGCGAGGCCATCGGTGTTTCCGATCGTCTGCCCGGCCGCCTTGTCGACATAGCAGGTCGGCGCATTCTTGACGTAACGGCGCGGGCCGTTGAACGCGACCCATGCGCCGGTCAGGTTGGAAATAATGTCGCTCTGACCAGGCCAAAGCGTGTATGTCGCGCCGCCCGAAAGCACGATTTTCTTTGCGCGCGTATCGGTGTTCGCGAGGAAATAATTGCCGATGGCGTAGCCCGCCGGGGCATTGAACGTGACCGTGTAAAAAGCCGATCCGCCGAGCGTCAGTTGCGTGTTCACGTCGCCCGACGCCACGGTATAGGCGGCCGTTTTCGCGGTCGATTTCGCGGGAATGCTGAAACCATGCCCCGTGCTGTCGAGAGCGCCCATGGGGACGAAGGTATGCGCCTGGTCATAGACGCCGAGCTGGCGCGGGTTCGATCCGGTCTGAAGGCCGAATTGCACGCTGGTTTGCGCGTGAGAAAGAGACGGAACGGCGGCGATGAGGGCCGCAGCCGTCACGGCTGTTGTCGTGAAACGGATCATGCTGCATATCCCTGCATGGCGCTGAAGGCGGTCGTCATCTGGCCGGCGGTGTAGCCGAGCGTCGTCTGCACGAAGGTGTAGAGAGCGTCGCCGGGCGACAGGAAAAGCCCGCGCCGCCAGCGCATCGTGACGGCGTTGGCGATGTCGGCGGGCACGGCGTTGTCGAGCGTGTAGAGCACGCCGTTGGCGGCGGCCCAGGCCATCGCCTGCGCGACCGTGACGCCCAGGACGAAGGGGCCGGTCGACGGGGCGATGACGGAAATCACGTAGGCGATCCGGGCCTCGGCGGCGAGCGCGCGCGTGGCCTCGTTCACGACCGAGCTTGCGATCCCTGCTTCGGCGAGGCCCGCGCGCGTGGTCTCGGCCACGACCGAGCTTGCGATCGCCGCCTCGGCGAGTTCCGCGCGCGTGGTCTCGGCCGTCTCGGCGGCCTCCGCGCGCGTGGTCTCGGCGGAAACGTCGCGACGCAGCTCCTGCAGTACCGTTTCGATAATATCCAGCTCGCGTTCGAGCATGGCGGAAGACAAGGCGCCGCCTCGCGTCACGTCAGTGATGCGATTGGCGATGCGTTGCGACGTCAGCAGCAGCGTCACGGCGGGATCGCCGAGGGTCGGGCGCGGCGCGACGGCGAAAGTAACGGTCGCGCCGGACGATCCGACGAGCGCGACGCTATAGCCGGTCGCCATGGAATAGGCGCTATCCGTCGCCGCCATCTTCATGACCGACAGGTCGAGCGTATCGAACAGCGGCGCGTCGAACGAAAATACCGTCTGCCCGACGCCGGCGATCAGCGCGCGCTGGCGCGTGTCGCGGATGATGGGTGTGGCTGACGACATGAAGGCCTCTCGATTGGCCTTCAGAATGCGGCGCGCCAGCGCCCCTTAAGCGCGGCTAGCGCTTCCAACCTGTCGAAAAATCCGGCGCGCGCCGCGGCGCTGTGTCGCCGGGACCCCACCACAGGCCCTGACCGGTATCGCCGCGCAGCCGCTTCTCCTTGCGCCGCCAGGTGCGATAGGCCTCCGGGTCCGCCCAGAGCTGCAACTGATCCCAGAGCAGGCGCTGCGTCACCGGCTTGAGCCACCACATGTTCTGGCCGGGGATATATTTGCTCGCCATCCTGAACGCATTGGCGGTGCGATTCGGCTGATCGTCGGAGAATGTCAGCGCCGCCTTGGGATTGATCACGCCCAATGTATCGAACACCAGGCCCGCCACCGGCCCGGCAAGCTTCGAACCCAAAGACATGCCGCCGCGCGACATGTCCGCCGTCATGTAATCGCCCCAGATGCCGCCGCCGCCGCCGCGAATGAAGGCTTCAAGCCAGAATTCCTGCGAGTCGACCGGCAGAGGGTCTTGGCCCTTGAGCAGCGCGCGCACTTGCGTCAGCAGCGCGCCGCCCAGCGTCAGGGTCGCGACAGAGGCCATGATGTATTTCCATCCGGCGCGCCCCGCCGCGCTTTCGTGCATCGCCGCGTTCATCATCGACAACATGACATTGGCCGGAAATCCCGCGTACATGCGGGTCGAGCGGCTGACTTCGCCCTGAAACGTGCCCGCCGGGCTCTGCCCCTTCATCCACGCGCGCACCCGGTGAGTCCCTTCCGGCGTCGCCTCTTCGATAAAGGCGTGCACGGCCTCCGAATAGCGCAAGCCCAGCTCGCGCAGATCCGCGTCGCCGGTCTCCGCCGCCGCCTTGAACACGTCGATCGGGCGCAACGACGCCACCATGCCCTCCGGCGCGGCCGGCAATGTCGCGCGCAGCCTGTCCCATTCGGCCTCGCCAATGCCGAACCCTTCCAGCCATTGGCCGAATTGCGCGCCGTCGCCGGCGCCGGCCTTCAGATCGGCCATGGATCGATCCGCCAGATCGGCCGCGCGCGCCATAAACCCGTTGGCCGCGCCGCGCCTTTGCGCGTGGGTCCATGGCGTCAGGCCCGTCCATGTCAAAATGCGGTCGGGCAGATATTTGGAGGCCTCGGAGATCGCGCCCGTCGTCATGCCCATCTTGCGCACGTCGGAGACCAGATGCTCCATCGCATCTTGGAAGATCACGCCGCTGGCGACGGTCTGGCGCTCCTCGGCATGGTTGAACAACTGCGCCCCGGTTTCGGCGAAATAGCGCGCGAACGGCACGCCGGCGAAGCGCCGGGCGTTCGCCTGCTGAAACGGATCGGTGAAGCCGGCCGTGATCATGGTCGAAGCCAGTTGCGCCGACATCAGCAGGTTGCGCGTCGCCTGAAATAGGTCCGCCGCCGCCATGTTGCCGACGTCGCCGCCGCCGCGCATCGTTTGCCACAGACGTTCAATCTGCCAGCTTTGGCTGTTGACATGGCCTAGGCCGTCGATACCCGGCTTGCCGCGATAAAGGCTGGGCTGGCCAGCAACCGCCTTGGCCGCTTCCTGGTCGACGAACTGTTTCATCCATTCGACCGTCGCCGCCGGGTTCGGCCCCAACACGTCGAGCGCGGCCACGTCTTTCGCCAGGCCGTCGATATGATGCATCATCGCCGCATAGGCGCCGTTCGAGCCCATGGCCGCATCATAGGCGCGCCAGGCGTCGCCATCCTTGAAGATCAAAAAACGATGATCGGTGCGCCGATTCGCCAGCGCGCCCTGGCCATAGGCCGTCATGGTCGGATCGCGCTCGAGCCCGCCATCGGTGACCTTGCGCCAGTAGATCACATGCAGGGCCTCATCCAGCCGCTCCGGCGACAGTTCGAGCCGCGTCAAAGGGTCGCGCATGTACTGGACGCCCAGCAGCGGCTTGATGAAATCGACCCACTTCTGTTCGCCCATGCGCGCGAGGATCCGCGCGTCTTCCTTGGGCTGCGGAAAATAGCCGCCGTGCGGCGACAGATCGTCCATCAGGCGGATTTCGCCGCCCAGCTCGTTGAAGCGCGTGGCGAGATCGTCGGAGACGCCGCGCCACGCCTCCAGATAGCCCTTGGCGGCCGAATCGCCCGAAGCCGTGCCGAAGGCCTCATCGATCAGGCTGTTTTCGCGCAACGGGTTTTCGCGCTTGCCCGACCAAAATTTGCGCCGGAAATCATAGAGCATCTGCTCCATCTTGCCATGCGCTTCGCCCAAAAGCGCGTCGCGCCGGCCGGCGACGGAGGGTGCGCCGAGCAATGCGTTATTCTTGTTTTCGAGCACGCCGAGCATCGCCTCGCGCACGTCGGGCGCGCCCTTGGGCCGATAGGTCTCGGCGACGCGAGCCAGATTGTCGATCACCTCGGCGTTGCGCTTGGCGATCCATTCCTTCTTGGCCGCTTCGGCTTCCAGCATGGTCAGCAGCTGCTGTTTCGCCGCCGACATCTCCTCCGCCGTCGGCTCGAGCCAGGCGAGGCCCTTGGTCTGCGCCCGCGCGGACGCCAGATGCGCCTCATAGCGGGCGATCAGCTCGTCGGCTTCGTCACGGGTCAGCGCGCCCTGGTCGCGGGCGGAAAGGATGCAATCTGCGAACGCCATGATGGGTCTCCTATGGGAGCATCATGGCGGAAGGCTGGAAGGGTTAAGCCGGAGGCGGCGGCAGGGCGCTGGAGCAGCGCAGCGCAATCTCGTGATTGAAATATTCTCGTTCTTCATTTTGCTTGGCGTCGGCGGCGGCCGCGAGCGGAATTCCGAACGGTCCGAGGAGGAGGCCGGTGGCAAGGCCCACGCCGATGCGCTCGCCAACCTTGTCGTCATACGTCAAGGCGCGGTTTCGAATGTCCATGCAGGCGGGGGAATCGAACTTCTTATCTTGTGTGTCGAGATGCATCGCGGTCCTTTGCGGCGCGGCGGAACATCCGGCCAAGACCAATGCGGCTCCAAATGTAATCAATTTGCGCATATCTATTCTCGTAATCCGTGCAACGCGCCCTATAGAGCAACCGAATCAGTTTCCGTCTAGTCCCTCCTCGAAAATATCTCGTAGACCAGCAGGCCGCGCGCGGAACGCTAATCCCCGAACGCTGGCTTGAAGCGGCGTTGAAGCCCTAATCCTTACACGCCTTGATCACATCCGACATCCAACGTTCGCGCTCTGCGGCGCGGGCGATGTCGTCACGGCGCATGAAGCCGGTCGTTCCGTCCTCGCGCACGACTGGAATGCGGTCGATCATGCCGGCGTCTCCGGCTTGTAGCCCTGCCGCCATTGGATCAGGTCCGCCATACTGTCGTGCTTGCTCGCCAGATCCAGCAGGAACGCCGCCCGATCCGGGTTCTTCTCGGCTTCCTTGCGCAAGACCTTCGCCTGGCTGCGGTGCTGGTCTGGCGTCAGCAGAAACTTCGGGGAAGTCGAAGCCGGGGATTGGCCCTGTGTCATGAATTCTCGCCTCATATGCGGCGTCGACGCGCGCGCTATTGGACATCACATCGCGTTCATAGGCAACAGCCGCCGCATCCCATGCCGCGACGGGGTCGGTATGCTCCCCAAGATGCATGCGCACGGCTGCGTCGCCAAGAATGGCGTCATCGAGCGCGCCGCCATCGGGCGTCCCGACATGCTTTCCAATCGTCTTGCGGAGCGCCTTCAATTCCTTGGCGAACAGCCGCTCCGCCGTCTTGTCCACCTTGACGGGCGGAACGTAGCCAATCGGCCATTGCTTCTGGCCTCTGGCCTCTTTCGCCATCAGGTCGAACAGGTCGTTATGACGCAGCGTTGCGGTTCCGCCTGCATAATCGGCCGGATCGTGCAAATAGCCGCGATCCTTTGCGAGATCGAAGGCATGGTCGAGCGGCAGGCCGCCCGACTTGCGGAACAGACGGCCGAAGCCGGGAACGAACGGATTGCCATCGAAAATCCGTCGCAAGTCCTCATTGGGCGCGAGACCATGCCAGGCGAGGGTTTCGAGCAGGGAAAGTTCGGCGCGCTTCGGCATCGTCCGTTTGATCGGCGCAGGCGCTCCCATGCGCGCCACTGCAGCCTCCGGCGCCGCCTCGGCCGCCAGATGCTCCGTGACAACCTGCCGCGCCTCTTCGACGCTTTCCGGCTTTGCCTCCTTGATGACGCTCAGCAGTTGCGCCTGTTTGGCCTCATCCAGCGTCGTTCCGGCGACAATCGCTCCATGGACCGGCTCGACCTCGCCCTGACGCACGATTTTCAAGGCGTCGTCGCCCAGCGAGGCCAGCCGGCCCAGATCGCGCAAGTGCGGATCGTCCGAGGCCAGCGCGCTTTCAATCGCCCCGCGCTTCACGCCGAGCAACGCCGCCTCGCGTTCGGCGGCCGCGCGCGCCGCCGCGATCTCCGGCCCCATGCGCGCGCGGTCGGAGATCGTATCGTTCAGATGCAGCCGCATGGCCTGAATTCGGTCCTGAGCCAGCGCGGCGTTCGCCGCCAGGGCATTGGCCGCCTCCGCCCGCGCGGCGGCGATTTCGTCGCCCAGAGCCGCCGCCTGCTCGCGCAAGGCGATGGCGCGGGGCGAAGAGCGCCGTTTTCCCGTGATCGCGTCAAGCTGGCGCTGAACGCCGCTCAGCTGCCCCTGCAACAGATCGACGCGACCATTTGCGGGCGCCGCCGGCGGCGGCCCATTCACCGCCTCGGCGATCTGACCGCGCAAGGAGGCGATGCGGCTGTCGAGCACGTCCGCCGCCGTGAACGTATCCGGAGCCAGCGCGCGCGCCCGCTCGCTGATTTTCTGGTCATAGACAGCCGGTTCGTAATTGAGATCGTGCGCCTTCAGCGCGTCGATCGCTTCGCCCGGGCTTTGCGTTTTGTCGACCAGCTCGCGCGCGAGCGCGTCCGTCGTTCCTTTCGGCACCGACCGGTCGACGAGCGGAGGAGGCGCATCGGGATTTTCGGCATGGGAGAGCCCTTCAAAGAAGGCCGTGGAGGCCGTTTGGTCCGGGACGGTGTCAGGGTGGCTGAACGTCTCGGAATGAGCGCGCACGGCTTCCGCTTCCTGCGCAATCGCCTGTTGCGTCGGCTCATCGACATGAACGCCGGCCTCCGCCGCCGCCGCGTAATCGGCCGGCTTGGCCGAACCGCCGATAATGCGCTGGATGATGGGAGCCAGCATCTCATGCGCGCCGCGCAAGCCGCCGCCGATCAGCGCGCCGCCGAGGCCGGCTTCGAGAATTTGTTCGCCCGCGTTCGGCGCGAGACCGACCTTTTCGCGCAAGGCCTGTTGCGCCGGTTGCTGCGTCGCGCTCAGCGCCGCCATGCCGCCGCCCTGCAACAGCGCCGCCGTGCCGATCCGCGTGGCGACATTCGCGCCGAAGCCGCCGGCGGGCAGGGCGAAGGAGGCCCAGAACAGCGGGTCGCCGCGCGACCCGACCATCGAGCCGAGCGTTTCGGCGCCGAAGCGCAGGATGGGGTTGAGGCCGGTATCGTCCTTCGCCCTGGCGAGCGCGTCGGCGCTGGCGGAAAACCGTTGCTTCATGCGGTCTTCGATCGGCGTGTCGACGTCGACGCCGAGCATTTTTCCCGGCTGTTGCTGTTTGAGCGCTCGCACCTGGTCCATCAAGTCGCGCTCACGCTGCGCCATAAAATCGGGAATCGCGCCATCGGCGCCGAGCCCGGAGGCGGTTCGCTGGCGCACAAGTTCCGCGATATTCGGCGCTTGCGCCTGTCCGATCGCAGTCGGATTATCGAGTTCGACGCCCGTGGCGGCCTTCACCTGGCGCGAAAGATCGTCGTAAATATTGGACCGCACGTCGCGCAGGGTGAGCGCGCCCGACGTCAGCTCCGCCGCGCTTTTGGCCGCGTCATAAACCTCGCCAATTCCATGCGTTCCGCCGGAAAAAGCCGTTTCGAGAAAGCTCTTGTCGGCGCCAGGATCGTATGGTTTTGGCGCTGCAAACGTCGTATCGGACCATGAGCCAAGGGCATCCATGAAGTCACCTGAAGGCGAAGGGAACGCGGGCGCGCAAGGTTGGCGAAATATCGGACCAGGGCAGGGTGAAGACGGAGCCATCCTTGCCGACGATGGGCGTGGCGATTTTCGTCATTGGATCGACGGTCGCGAAGCGATAGCCGCCGGGACCGAAGATCGGCGTGGCGCGGCGCAGCTCGGCGGCTGTCATGACGCGGTCGCCCTTGGCCATCGGCGCATTGGGCAGGGCTTTGAGATCATTGTCGTTGATCGCCGCGAACACGTCGGAAAGCCTGTCGGTTTTCACGTCGGCGGGCACTTGCACCTTCGTCGTTTGCGGTCCGAGGACGCCGCCCCACGTCCGCCCGCCGACGGGCAGATCGGCGAGGCCGCCGAAGCTCGCGCCGCTGGCCGGATCGATGGTCATTCCGCGAGCGCGCTTGACGCCCTCTTCGACGAGAGGAAGAGCAGCCGCGTCTTTCGGGTCGATGTTGCGGCGCGCCAGCTCCTGCTCGGTCCAGGCGGAGGCCGCCGCCTGCGTCCGGACGCGCTCGGAGGCGTCCATGCCGTTGAGAGCAGGCCCGATCACCTTGCGCATGGCGTCTCCCATGTCCGTGCTGGAAATGGCAGGGACCTTGGCGCCCGCGACTGAGCGCGCGCGGATCGCCTCCGCCACCTGGCGCGCGAAAGACCTGTCGCCGGTCGAAAGCGAGACCATGCCGGCATGGGCTAGTTCTGGGGCGTCGCCGCCGACTTCGGCCAGCACCTGGTTGGCGCGGCCGCCAGCCCCGCGCACCACGCCGTCAATCAGGTTGAGCGCCTTGTCGCCGCCCTGGCCTAAAATCGCCTGCATCTGCGGCTTTTCGTCCGGCCGGACATATTGCGGCGGCCGCTGGTAATGCCCCGCGACCGCGTCGGACTGGGCGATTCGCAGGCGCATCTGCGCGCCGAGCGCGTCGGGAGCGGCGGAAAAATCGACATTGGACGCTTGCGGCAGGATGCCCTCGCGCTCGCCAGCCAAGAGCGGGTCCTGATTGATCAGGTTGCGCTTGGCCGCCAGAGCGGTGCGCGCATCGTCGAGCACGCCCGCCGATGTCTTGTCCATGCCGGGCGCGCCATGCGTGGCCTTGTCGATGGGCTCGATATGCCAGTCTTCATGGCCCATCGGGAAGGTCAGGCCGAAATTCCCGGCATTGTCATGCACCCACGCCTTGGCCGCGTCGGAGGTGAAGCCGAGATCGGCGGCCTGGCCGTGGTTGTGGTTCGATGCGCCCGGCGGCGCGACCCATTTGCGCGCCGCCTCTTCCGATCCGTATTTCTGCACGGCTTCGTTGAACAGCTCCGCCTGGCGCTCATTGGTGCGAAAGCCCGAATTGATCGTTACCTGGCCGCGAAGATCGGGCGGCATGGAAGCCAGCATCTTGCCGAGCGAGCCGGAAAACGCGCCGTCGAGATTGTCGACGTGGCTGCTGTCCTTCCCGGCGCCGAGATAAGGCCGCAGCGCCGCGCCGCTGCCCTTGGCCGTCTGTTCGAGGTTGGAAATCAGCGTCTGCCCGTCCGCGACCGATAATGAGGCAATCTTCTGCCGCAGCAACAGTTTCGAGCGCGCCGCGTCGATCGCCGCTGCGCCCGCCGGTCCGAGGCTTTTTCCCGCGTCTTCGAGTTTCAGCCATTCGGTCGAAGAGGGCGTCTCGCCCTTGCCGAAGCGGTCGAGAAAATCCGAGACCTTGCCGTCCAGTTCGCTCAGGCCCTGATCGGCCTGCGTCTTTTTGGCCTTTGACAGCGTCGAGAGACCGGCGTCGAGCGTGTCGAAATCCTGCAAGCCGGATAGCTTGCCCGCGGCAAAATCCTTGCGCAGTTTCACGCGATAGGCGTCGATTTGATCGGACGTCCCCAGCGTCGCGGCGCGCGCGTTGATGATCTTGCTTTGCGCGCTGTCCTGCTCATTGAGGATCGCCTTTGCGGCGGCAGTTTCGGTGATATTGCCTGCCGTCGCATCCGCTTTGATGCGAGCGATATTTTCATCGCGCATCCGAAAGATGGACCGCTCAGTATCGGGCGAATGCGGATCGATGGCCAGAAGCCGGGCTTGCGCCGTGTTCGAATCGCTCAGATCCGTAATCAGCGACGCGTGAGCCTTATCCTTCTGATTGGTCTCCCAATTCGACAGAACCTTGGTGCGCAGCGAGTTGGCGATATCGCCGGCCTTGGCGTCGAACCAGCCCTGCGCTTCGGGAAACACATGCTGTTGCTTGTAGGTCCCGATCAGCCCTTCATAGGCCGTCTTGAACGCGGCGGGGTCGTTCTGGTTCTTCTGGTAGAGATCGAGCGCATCGCCCTGGAAATTCGACGCCAGTTTCGAAAGATAGACCTCGCTCGCGGCCTGATCGAAGGCGCGGCCCTTGATCGTCATGTCATCGGTCGGACGCCAGTTCGGATCGGCGCCGGCGATCTTGCCCGCCTTGGTCCCCTCCGCTTGCGCCAGCGTGTCGCCCAGCTTGCCAACTTGCGCGCCCAGGGCGTTCGAGACGGCGAACATCGCGTCGGCGGAAGCGCCGCCGGCGCGCGGAATATCGGGCAGGCCGGACGCTTGACCCGGCTGCGGATTGAAGTCGGAGATTTGCAGGCCTTGGCCGCGCACATTGGCCATGATTATTTGCCCCTCGCGAGAATGGAGCCGCCCGCCGACAGGATTGAATAGGCTCCCTTGATGTTTCCAGCGCTTTGCGCCTCGCCCGCCGCCTGGCGATAGGAGGCGGCGCGCGCCGTGAGCCGCGCCGCCCTGGCGGCGGCTTCATCCTGATTTTGCGTGAGCGCGTTCGACGTATCGGCTTCCGCCTGCTGGCGCGCGACGGCCGGCGTTCCGAACGACGTGTCGACGCCGGACGCCGCATAGGCCACGTCGCGTTCGCCGAGCGACTGGATCAGCGCGCGGCGCAGGCCTGTTTGCTGATTGGTCGCGTCGATTCCCGCCGCCGTGCGGTCCTGTTCGGCGTCGAGCGCGGACTGTTTCAGCGCGTCGGATTGCGCATTGCCCGAGCGCACCGCCGCCATGGCGCCAAGGAGGCCCGCGCCGCCCTGGAGGATACTGGCGAAGGTCGAGGCGCCGCCAATCGCCCCGGATGCGCCGCCAACGGCCGCGCCCGCGCCGGAGAGCGCCGAACCTGCGGCGGCGCCGGCCTCGCCAATTCCCGAGGCAAGGGAGGTCAATGCGGCGGCGGCGAATTCCATCGGCTCAAACCTTCGCTTGGAGGGTGATGTTGCGCACCTGAAGCGCGCCGGGGCGAACCTGCGTGATCGTCGCGATGCCGTCGGGCGTCCAGCCGGCGAGGCCCGAGACGATCTTTTCGCCGGTATAGGCCGGCGTCGGGACATCGACCGGGTCGCCGACGCGCGCCAGCACCACATCGCGCGCCGGCTGGCCATTGGCGCCCACCGCCAGCGAGGTGGTCTTGATCACATCGAGCTGGACCGTATGGACGCGGCAGGGCCGCTTGAGCACCGTCTTGTTGCCCACGTCGCGCGCCAGCGGCAGGGTTTGCGCCAGCGGCGGCGTCCAGCGCCCGACCGTCACGACGGAGCCCGCATTGGCGAGAGAAATCACGCCGCCCACGACCGTGAACGGGCCTTCGACATAGCCGTCGTTCACCGCCCAGACCGCAGCGCCCTCATGCATCGCCAGGCCGCCGATGAGGGTTTGCGGCGTTCCGAACGTTTGCGTCACCGCGCCGTCGAGCCAAAGGCCGTCCTCAAGGCGCTCGAAACAGAGTTGCGCCACCCCGCCAATCGACCGTTGCACGATCAGGTGCGGCGCGTTGACGCCGTCGACGATCACCGCCCGCACCTGGCCGTCGGTTTCCCAGCGCGTGAAGGGATAGACGTCCTGGTTGCGGATCAGCGACGCGACCACCATCACGCCGTCGTCGCGCGGCAGGAAATAGCGGTTGGCGTCCGTCGCCGCCGCCGAAACCTGCACCGCCGCGTCGCGAATGCCGAAGATCAGATGACCGGACAACAGGCTTTGCGGCGACGCCTCATAGGCCTGCGCAACCTCGTTATAGGTTGCGGCGTAGACGATGGTTTCCTCGCGCGACACGAACAGCAGCGAGCTTTCCTCGAAAATCGGCGGAACGCGCTTGGAGGACCCATTGGTCGAAGAGCGGACGATGTTCGGCGGCTGCGTCTTTTGCAGCGCGCGATCGGCGCAGAAATATTCCGCGTCGGAGGTGAAGAAACACAGGTGGCGCGCCTGGACGATGTGCTGTACTTCCTCGGCGCCATCGGCGTCGATATTGATCAGCATGGCGCCCGACGCCGCCGTCAGATCGATATTCTGGTCGTAATATTCCGAGGTGCGCGAGGCGAGCCAGGCGGAGAGCCGGGACGCAAAGCCGCCCTGCAACAGCCTATCCTGATAAAACGTGCCGCAGGCGGCATAGCCGCGCGGATCGGAAAACACCGCTTCGCCGCCCGCCTTGCCGACGACGGTGCGCGACGTCTGCAAGGCCGCGTCGCCGGAGGTGACGACGCGGCCCGAGACCGTATAGGACGAGCCGGAATTCAGCGCGCCGGAAAACACCACCTGAAAACTGACGGTTTGCGTCGTGGAGCTCACGGCCGAGACCGCGATGCCAGGCTCGATATTGGCGAGCGCCAGCAGAGCCGTTTCCAGCGCGGCGGCCGTCGCGGGCCAGTTGGGCGTCGCGCCCGCCATGACGGTATGAACAGCCGAGGTCTCGACGCCATCGACCGAGACGACAAAGGCCATGTTGGCGACGAAAAATCCGGATGACGGCCAATAGAGATAGATCTGCCAGGCCTCATCGGTGTTGGCGTACGCGCCGCCATAGTCGACATCGGGCACATGGACGAAGGGCGCGGCGTCGAGCGACCAGGACGCGTCCGATCCATGACGCAGCAGCCGGCGCGGAAAAAAGGACTGATGAAACAGGATCATGGTTTCGGCGCGTTGCACCGTCTTGACCAGGGCGATATCGCCTTCGCCATAGGGCACGCCGACGGTGGAGCAATACGCGCCATTGCGCCAGATATCGATCTTGCCGGCCGTCAGGATACAGACATAGGCCGCCGCGCGCGAGACGGTGAAGCGGAACAGCTTCACATTCGCGGCCGGGCCGACGATCCCCAGATGGCGCGTGCGCGGCAGCAGCGTGAAGCCGCCCTGCGGAATGGGCATGATGTTGCGCGCCGCCGACAGGCCGGAATAGAATTGCTTGAGGCCGGTATTGCCCCATAGCTCCGGCGCGAGTTCGCCGGCGTTGAACGAGGCCTGATAGGGTCCGGCTCCGGCGACCATCAATAGCCCCCATGCCAGGGGCCGTCATAGCGCGCCGCCGTCACCGGGTCGGACGCGAGCAGCGGCGCTTCGCCGCCCGAGGTCGCGCCGTCGATGGCGATCGCGCGGCCGATGATCCCGCCGCGCCCCTGTTCGGACGGCGACCCGATGGCCTCCGCTTCGAGCGACGCCTTCATATTGACGTCCTGACTGACCGGAATAGCCAGCGCCGAGGCCAGCCAGGTCGTGACGCCGAGGCGGAACACCGGCGGCCACTGGTCGGGCGAAATGCGGAAGATAAAGCTGGCCCACAGCGTGTCGCGATTGGCGTAAATCTCGCGCCCTTCCATCGTGAAATCGCGAAAGGGGCGGTTGGCGTCGCGCGGGGAGTCGAGCACCTTGAGCGGCTGCGACAGCGCGCCGGCGGGAAAGCCAAACGCGTAGAGCATCCCATTCGCCGGCGTTTCGGACAGCCGGTCGAGCGCCCTGGTCCGGCGCGGCCATTTCCAGTGGTAGAGCGTGAAGGCGCCTTCGACCAGATCGTCATAGATCGCGACACAGAGCCGCGCCAGATCGGTGTCTTCGTCGAACGATGTAATCTGGCCGCCGCCGATTCGCGTCAGGGCGCGGTTGCAGATGGTGACGTCGTCAATCGTTTGCGCCATGGAGCCGATCCGAAAAAGAGGGGCGCGCCGCAACCGAAAAGTGGTCGCGACGCGCAGGCCGGGCGGGAAAGGAGCAAAGCGCCCGGCGAAGGAAAAGCCTTAGCCGGCGGTCGCCTGAGCGATGGTGATCGTCACGTTGCCGGACACAGGCACGGTCAGCACCACGTAGTTTTTCACCACGGGCGTTCCGGCCAGGACCATGCTGGCGTTGATCGCGTCGCCGACCGTCAAGAGGCCGCGCGCGGAGTTGAAATAGCCGGCGGTCTCGACCGTCGCGGCGGCGTCGTCGGTGGCGTAGCGCCAGAGCGAGGACGTCGTGGTCTTGGCGGCGCCGGCCGTGGTGCCGGAGAGGTTTTGATGCAGGCGCTGCAACGCGCCGAGGAAGAAGGTCATGTAGTCCTCCAGAAAAAAACGGCGAGGACGGCGGCCGGGCAGTCCGGCCGCCGCAGGATTACGGCGTCGGACGCGACAGGGCGACGTTGGTGGCGAAGCGCAGGCGCTTGATGCCTTCGGGCAGGATATTGGCCGCGGCGCAGCCCATGTCCATGGCGACGAAAAAGCCCTTTTCCTGGGGGAGCCAGTCGACGCGGCAGGACAATTTCTTGTTCCATTCGAAGCCGAAGGCCTGCTTGACCCAGATATAACCGTCGGCCTGGTTGGCCGAAGGCACGTTGAAGAAGGACGAGGGCATCGGGATGATGGTGATATTGCGCCACTTGCGCGCGCCGATCGCCTTCAGCAGCGGATAATCGGCCTCGCCGGTGAAATCCGAGGACGAAATTTCACGATAGAGCTCGAGTTGCTGCATGAAGATCGGCGGAACGGCCGCGAAATATTCATACGTGCCCGCGCCGACGTCGAAGATCGCCCCTTGCGCCGTCATGAGATCGGTGGGCGCGATGGCGGTCGCGCCGGTGCCAATATTGGTGATATTGACCGTGTCCGAGTCCATCGTCGCCAGCACGATCTGGTCGAATTTTCTGCCCAAAGCCATGGCGGCGGATTGCTGGGCAATCTGCTGCTCGTTTTCGGACATCTTGTTGAGATCGGCCTTTTTGATGAACTCGTTCGCTTCGTAATCGGCGAAGGTCGCGGTGACCGTGTCGCGGCCGGCGTTCATGACCGGCGATTTGGAGAGCCCGACTTGAAGCGGCGTCGCCGCGCCCGTGCCGGCGCGGCGCCAGGTCACCGTAGAGCCGTCCGTGTCGGACGCTTCTTCGACGGCGCTTTTGAGAAGAAAGCCCTGCGACTGGAGGCGATGGATCGCCCCCTTCTTGAATTTCGGTTCGAACCAGGCTGGGGTTAGAGCGCCCATGTCTGAAAACTCCGGTTGGGTGAGAAAACGTCACCGCCGGGTCGAGTGCCGGAACTTCTTCGGTCCAGAAGGAGGGCGAAGCAGCGGGCCGGGTCTATCCCATCGGTCCGCTCCAAGATCGGTCCGCGCGGGCGCCATTAAGCGCGGCCCGCGCGTTTCTTTCAGCGATAGAAGGCCTGGAACATCGCCTGCGTATGTTTGGCGAAGGCGGGGTCGTATTTCGGGTTTCCGACCGTGTTGCGCGGATCGGCCATGCGTGCGTCAAGTTCGCTTTCCGACACATTGCCCACCGGCGCCGCGCCGCCGAGCGCCGGCCGTTCTTCGCCAAGCCGGTCCGCGAAGAACGAAACCAGTTGATTGGCGGAGGCGCGGTCGAGCTGCGAATGCAGCCAGGTCGCGACGTTTTCCGGCATGCCCTGTTCTTTCCACACATCGACCAGGGCGATGTTCTCGCGCGCGATCTTGTCGGCGGCCGCCGCGCGCTCCTTGGGATCGGCAATGTCCGGCGCGAGCGCCAGGCGCTCTTTTTCGGCGTTGAACGGCTCCGTCACCAGCTCGCCGGCGATCATTTCGGCCATCACGCCGTCGATAAACCCGTTGAACTGTTTCGCCGGGATTTTGTGCTGCAGCGCGAGGCCCTTGACCTTGTCGAAGAACGGGTCTTTGGCCAGACTCTCGGCAAAGGGTTTGACCGGGTCTGACGGTTCGAACACATAGCCCGAGGCTTCCTTCGGAACCTCGCCAAATTGCGCGATGGCGTCGCGCGCGCCCTTGTAGGCGCCGTACAGCTTTTCGACAGTATCCTTGTCGGAAGCGCCATAGAGATGATCGGGCAGGCCCTCCGGACGGAAGGCGGAGAGGACGCCTTCCCCCGTGGGGACCTGCCCGGCTGGCGCGGGTGTGGTACCCCCCGCACCAGCAGCCGGCGCGCTGTCACCCGCGCCGGAATTGGTTGCGCCGCCCGCCGGAGGAGCGCCGCCGCCACCCGGAGGAGGAGCGCCGCCGCCGCCGGCGCCTTCGGCCTCGCGCACCACAAATTCATAAAAATTCACTCGTTTGAACATCACATGCCCTCTCTTTGCGGCGGCGGTTCTTTCCGCCCAATGGCGATGAGCTGGACCAATTGCCAGAACAGATTGTTTTGGCCTTCGCGATGGGCCGCGTAGCTCACGGCCTCCGGCCCGAGACCGGGCAGGAAGACGGGGCGACGCACCGATATATCGGCCAGATACTCGAGAATGGCCGCGCCTTCCGGCGTATCGGCCCACGCGGCGGCCATCGCCGCGACGCTGGCGCGCTCGAGCGCCAGTTCATTGGCGACGGCCGGCGTGCCTTCGAGCTGGTCCGTGATCGCATCGAGCGACACGGCCTCGGTCGCGTCGAGAAAACCCTTGATCGGCATGGCCTGCCGCGCGCCATAGCGCGGTGGAATCGCGGGTCCGCTCATTGAAGCTCCTTTCCGCATTAACGTTTTCGTTAAACTGTACCGAATGCTTGGCTATGCAGCGTTTTGCTGCTGATCTTCATGCTTTTTGGCTTGGCCGATTTGATAGGGCATCCACTCGACATATCGGCCAAATTCGGGCGGGACGTCGCCTTCCTGGACGAGAGTGACGCTCGTCCGGTTGAAAGGAATGCCGTTGGCGTCGAAACCGGCGATATTGACCATTCGATCACCCCAGACGACCGTGACCAGCGCGGCGAGAGGCTGATCACTCAGGACGGCGATCTCGCCACGTTCCTGGGCCATGGGGCGGTACCAAACAACTCGTCCTACTGTCGGCGTAATCATGTTTTTCTCCAGTTTAAGCAGCGGCTTGCTGCTGATCTTCCGGCGGCGAAAGCGCCTCCTTGAAGTCCTTCGGCTTATTCAGGGCGGCCTGCATCACGGTCGCGGCCTGCTGCTGCTGCGACGCGGCCTGGTCGAATTCCGCCAGCTCTTTCACCGTGCGCACGTATTCGGAATTCACCCCCAGATCCTTGATCATCTCGGGAATGATTTCGTCGAGCTTGAACCGTCGCGCGACGCCTTGCGGCCCCTCGAGCGCCGCCACCATCTGCATCGCCTCGACTGTCGTCTTGTGCGCGTCGGCCTTGAGCGCCTGCGCCAGCGGGCTCATCACGTCGATGGCGACCAGCAATTGATCGATCTTGATATCGACCGTCAAAAGCCCGCGCTTGTAGAGCACTTCGATCGCCCGCCGCACGACGACCGGGATGACCTCATGGATCATGCGCCCGAACGCGCCGACGTAGTTTTGCTTGACGCGCGCCATGCGGGCCATGATTTCGGTGGCGCTCTTGGGCGTCGCGCCGCCGTCCGGCAAATGCTCATCGTGAAGGGCGGCCTGGACCTGCGTCCGCAGCTCCTGCAGCACGATATTCGCGACGTCCATGCGGCCGGCCGCCGTGTCGAGCCGCGTCACGTCCGGCCCCATCACGCCGCCGGTCGCCTGCATCGGCCACCAGGCGCCGGGCGCGATCCTCGCCTGGTCCGGGTTGAACGTGCCGCCGGGCCGATAGCCCCAGATGCCCAGCATCTGGATCGCCGCCGCCTTCAAGGTCAGCTCCATGACCTTGTTCAGCGTCTTGATCGAGGGCAGCGCGAGCAGCGCCGGGCCGCGCCCCATGGTCTCGCCAGGCACGCGGAAATAGCGCGCCGCGACGAACGGTTGCGTGCGGTAATCCTGCGTCGTGACCGGCGTCTCGGATTTTTCGACGGTGACGATGAGTCGCCAGCCTTTCGGCGTGCGCGTGAAATCCTGCCGCAGCTCGACCTCTTCGTCGGCGTTTTTCTCGCAATCGTCGTCGAATTGCTTTGGAAACACGCCCTTCGGAAACGCCGCCTTGATGGCGCGGCGCGTCATTTTGGTCTTCCAGAACAGCGCGGCCACGTCGCCATAAGGGCCGGGCTCGAGCGCGACTTCGTCGATCGGCAGGCAGACGAAGCGGATGGGATTGTCGCGGTCGCCCTCGAGAATGAGCATCACGCCCGTGCCGAGGTAGAGATCGAGGCACAGTTCGGAGACCGCGTTGTCCCATTCGCCGGACAAAAAGAACGGCTGAATTTGCGCCGTCACCTGGTCGAGCTGGCGTTCGAACCATGCGAAATCGCGCGGCGCCTGATCGTCGGCGCCGGGATTGGCGCCCTCGCCGGCCTCCTCGAGCGTCGGCCCGCCGTTATCGCCCATGCCGCGCTTGCCGGCGACGAGCTTGGTAACCGGCCCCGGCTTCAGCCGGAAAAATTCCTGGCCGGGCGGAAACAAATCCTGTTGCATCTGACCGGCGCCGCGAAAGGTCGAGACCACGCCGGTATTATCGAACAGATGATCGGTGCGATTCGAGCCCTTGTCAGAGCCGTTCGGCCCGTTGACCGGCCGGCGATAGGGCGTCGTGAAGCGATAGGCGTCCTGGTAGATGTCGCTCCAGACGGAGCGATCCAGCCAGGCCGCGTCAGCTCGGCGGCGATGACAGTCGAGATCGACGGCGGCCGCGCGCGCCATCAGGCGGTGCCCAGCGTCGAGCCGAGGCCGCCAGATTCGTTCGACAGCAGCAGGCGACGCCCGCGCGGCGTCTTGCCGACTGCGGCGAGGTCTCCAGCCGTTTTCGTTGATTGGTCCTGTGCAAGCTGTTCCTGCCGCGCCGAGGCGATGGACGAGAGCTCACGGCTTTGCGCGGCCTGTTTGGCCGCCGCGTCCGCCGCCGCCGACGAGCCGCCGCCGAACATGGACGATACGAATTGCCCCATCCTATCGCTCCCAAAGGTCAAAGCCGCCCGCCGGACCGGTGCGCGTGAAGCCGGCGATCCGCGCCAGCCGCGCGCCCGGCGCATGTCCGGACCGCACCAGCCCCACGAACCCATGAACGCCATAGTGCGCCCGGCGGGCGAGGATTAAGCGGGCGCGCCGCGCCAGAATCGCCATGTGCGGTCCCACGTCGCGAGCAGGACGGCCGAGCAAAAAAACCTCTTCGCAGCCGTCGCCAAGCGGCCAGAAGCCCATGACGGCGACAAGCGCGTCATCGATGACGAACCCATACGTTTTCGCGCGGGCGAGCTGGAGCGCGGCGGCGGCGGCGAAGCGAGGTTTGTCCGCGCCATGAAACAGCGCGCGCGCCGCCAGAAACGGCGCGGGCGAGACGACATCAACTGTCCCAGACATTGAAATCCCCGGCCTTGTGGCCTTCGCGCCCGGTGCGGAACGGGATCACCGATCCGGGCCGCCCGCCCTTGGCCGCCTCATTGATGATGCCCGCGCGGCCAAAGCGGCCGAGAATGCCGTATTGCAGCGCGTCTTGCGGATTGTGGAAATCATTGTCGACGACCTGGTCGCCGAAGGTTTTGGGCGAGCCTTCCTTGAAGCGCGGGAACTTGTATTCGGCTTCGAACCCTTCGATCAGCATTTCGCAACAGGGGTCGATAAGAATGCCCGGCGTCGTCAGGTCGATATCGATGCGCAGCCGCAGCCGCACCGCCTCCCACCGCGCCGAGGGCTCATTGGTCGGAGCGGGATAGATCGGATGGCCGAGGCCGGCGGAGATCGCCTCCGCCCACGCCAGCTCGCCGACGATCTTGTCGGCGCCGTAGAAGCCGGCGGGATCGGCCGTGAACTTGCCCGGCGGCAGGCGGGAGAACGGCCCGGTCAGCAGCGGGATCATCGCCTCAAGGAACCGCTGATAGCCGATGCCATGGCCGAGCCAGACCTCGCGCAGCACGCGCACCTGGCCAAGGCTCGAGACTTGAAACAGCACAGCCGCCGGGCTCAGGCCCTGATCGAAGCCGATATCGAGCGGGACGCCGGGCAGAATCGCCAGCGTCCCGCCTGCGATATGCTTGGCGCGGTTGAACTCGCGCGCATAGACCGGCTTGCCGTCGCGGGCGTAGCCGGGCAGGCCGTCGACGAAGCGGCGCTTGTCGTCTTCCGTCATCACCGCGGCGGCGCGCTGGTAATCGTCGAAGCTTTTGCCGCGCCGATTCTCCGCCTGCGGCGACAGGCCGGACGGTTGATGGAAGAAATTCAGCGTCGCAGTGACGTCCTTTTTCGCCGTCGCCTGAAGCGCCGCCTCGAGCGGATCGTCGCTTTCCTGTTCCTGGAACGATCCCCGCGCGCACGCCTTCCACAGCGGATGCTTTGGCGGCGGCGGGTTGAAATCGACCGCGACCATGCGCGGCAGTTTCGTCCCCGGCGCCAGCTCCATCATCGACGGGAAACGGCCCGTGCGGTCGTACAGGAACGTGATCACGCGAGGCGCCAGCAGATCGCCTTCGTTGCACCAACCCGCCGACGTCTCGTAACCCTTCAGCAGCTCCTCGATTGCCACGTCGCCGACGGCGAAGAAATCGACCGTGATATCGACAGGCACTTCGCGCCGCACGCCATCGACCTCGCGCACGGTCGACAGCCGCAACTCATGCCGCGCCGGGCGATCCTGCCCGCCGAAGAATTGCGAGCCCTGGTAGTCGGGCGGGAACCATTGAAACCAGCTCCGCAGCGTGGTGCGATAGAGCGCGCGGTAATTGTCGCGCAGCACCGTGATTCGCACCTTCACGACGCCGGCCTTCGTGACGGGCATGTAGGCGACGCAGAAGCGGATCAGCTTGAACACCGTGCCCACGGTCTTGCCGGAGCCCGAAGGCCCGGTGATGGCGTCGATCGGGCCGCAGGACCGGATATAGGCCGCGCAGATCGGCCCGGCCGGCTCGTAATGGGTGAGCGAGAACAGCGGATTGTTCGGGATGTCCGCGACCTTGCAGCCGCACAGCGTGGCGACGTCGGCGCGCGTCAGAGGCTTTTCCATGCCGCCCCCTGATCGAGACAAGCATTTTTGGTCAGTTTGCCGTTTTGCGCATGACGAACCAAAACGCAAAAATAAGGGCCAAAAATCCGTCTTTGCGCAATTCCCGGTTTTTGGGCATGGAAACCCATCAACCCGCGACCCGCGCGCCCCTCGCAACCCGTGTCCCGCGCCCCGCGCCCTCTCCGCCTCCGGGTTTCAAGATCGATTTTTTTTAGCCGGCAGAACCGGGGGCGGCTTTGGGTGTGAGACGCCACCCCCCTGGGGGGCAGGTCGACCGCGCGTTTTAAGGGTCGCGGCCTTGACCTTGGCCGTTCGCAGGCGACAGGGGGGGACCCCCTCCGCCAGACAGCCCCGCCAGGATGAGCGGCGACGCGTGCGCGAGGCCTCGCGCCTTCGGCCCGCTGATTTTCAATCATCGGTTCGTACCTAACATTGTCCTTTATATTCAACTGTTTAAGCATCGTCATGAGACCCATTTCCGTGCGACCCTTCCGCGCCTCCATCGCCAACCCGTTGAAAATCCTCAACATCGTAAATCGACATGGCCGAACCATCCCGCGCGCCGCCGCCGCGCGGCCCGTCGCCGATGATGATGAGCGGACGCGCCGCGCCGTCGCCCTGATGATGGACCGCGATCGGCATTTTCTGGTGGAAGTAGGGCATGAGCGCATCCGCCGCGTTTCGCTGCAGCTTGAGCACTTCGAGCGCCTGGTCGAACGTCATCAGCCGAACGTCCTTCACGCCCGCCAGCCGCGCCGCCAGCTCGCGCGGATCGGCCGAGACGATGGACGCCAAAAACTCCGCCGGATCGCGATAGCCGCGCGACTGGAGATAGCCTTGCAGCTTGAGCGTCGAACGATTGACCGAGCCCGGCGGCCTGCCCGCCCGCCGCTTCGGCGGCGCCACCGCCGAGCCGTCGAACTGCGAAACCTCGACATCGAGCGCGGCGAACAGATCGGCGCCAGAATTTTCCGAAGCCGCGCCAGTGAGCGCCATCGCAGGCCCCAGATCGGCGGCCAAATCGGCGACAGCCGCTTTCTTCCCCTCCGCCATTGCTATTTCTCCCCTATTTTCAATTGCTTGCGCGAAAGGGCGAGGCCGCAGGCGAGATGGACGGTTATGCCGACAACTTCATTCTGCCCGCTCATAACTTTGGCGTAACTGCAAAGCATAATATTAAACATATACTTATCCCCAAGGTAATGAGGTTATGTAGTTATGTTTTCGCATGTATGCGCGCGCGCCTGCGCCCGCACGTGCACACATGCACGTGTATATACGCGCGCGCGAGAGAGACATTACCGCATAACCTCATGCCCTAGCCCTCTGATTTCGCTGAATTTATCCGGTTATGTCGCCGGTAATGAGCGGTTATGCCCATAACTGCGCCCGCGACCCAGCGCCGGACCCATCACCTTGCGCACAGGTCCAACTGCATTAACTGCGCGCGCGCCACAATCTGGCTCAAGCCCGAGCACGCGCCGCGCGCGCGACCGCTTGACCTCAAACGGGCGGCGGGAAAGGATGGCCGCAGAGCCCAAAAGGGACCGGGATCAATGGCGGGAAAATAGCCAGGGCCGAGCGGGTCCGGGCGGGGGGCGGCCGAGGCCGCTAGCGGGCAGGGGAATGAAACCTAAGCCGCGATTTCGACCACGCCGCCCCATTGGAGCGCCATGGCGCGTGCTATGCCCGGAAAGAAGCGCGACCGCTCGCGCTGGCGATGGCGCGAATCGGGCATGCGATGCACACGCGCCTGACGCCCCTCGACAACCTCCGTTGGCGTCAGCGGGCCCAGGCCGCGCAGCCAGAGGCATGTCCGCTTGGTTTCAGGATGACCGAACTGCCATGGCTGCACCGATTGGGCGAAGGGTTCATAGTTGCGGATGCGCGCCTTCGCGTGCTTGTGCATCACCGGATTTTCGATGCAGACGCGCCCGATCGGCGCATTCCAGCATGCGGAGAACAAGTCGGCCGCCGCGTCGAGATCGGCCCACATGTCCGCGAGCGCGCGGCCTGGCGGCGGCCGAGAGAGCCAACGGACGCCGGAATTGCACAGGCGGGTGCAGGGGGGATGCGCCACCATGAGTAAATCCCATCCATCGTCGAGCAGATCGCGGACGTCGCCGACGATGTGCTTGTTCGATCCATCCTCGGCGGGAAGAAGATCGCACGACCAGGCGTCATGACCGAGCGCGGCGAACTCGCGCCGAACGACGCCAGAAAACTCGCAGCCGATGAGCACGCGCAGCGGGCCAGAACTATGCCGGCGCATAGCGCGCCCGCAAATCATCACCAGCCAGCACGGCCGCCGCCGCTTGGCCCGGCCGCCGCACGATCCAGTCGCCGATCCGGGCGCGGGTCCGTGCTTCATCGTGCAGGTAGAGAAAGGGCGGATCGTCGGGTTCGCCGAGGCCAGGAACCCAGCAGCACGGGACGCCAGCGGCGCCTAGCGCACGAAAGTTCTCGTAGGAGCCAGTGACCTCGAACGCCTCGATCACATTGCCCTTCTCGCGATTGCGAAAATAGTCCATGCGTCAGTCTCCCAGCGCGCGCATATAGAGATCGAGGATGGCCTCTTCTTCGTTGCGCTGGTTCACGTCGATCTTCCGTATGGCGACGATCTTGCGCATGGTCTTTACATCATAGCCGTTGCTTTTGGCTTCCGCATAAATGTCCCTGACATCGTCGCTGAGGCACTTCTTTTCTTCTTCGACGCGCTCGATGCGCTCGACAAACGCCTTGAGAGGCCCGCCGTCGACGGGGTCCGGCGTTGGGTCGACCTGGCGCACGGCGTCGGCGACGATTCGCGTCCATTCCGGCTTCCACCAGGCCGCCGTCACGATGTTGCGTTGCAGGTCGCGCGGCGCGGTCCGCGCCAGCGCCAGCTTATGCGCGATGTCCTGAGGCTCCACCCCTGGCAGCGCCTCGACCAGGCCCGCGAGCGCGACATAGCGCGCGCGCACGATTTGCGGGCTATCGCCGGGCCTGGCGACAGCGTCCGCCTCCACGCCCGAGATACGCGCCGCCACCGCGACGGCCGCGCCGATCTGCGCCAATGCCACTCTCTGCGCCATTATTGTTCCTCCTTGCCAATGTGCGCGTCAAAAGCCGCCAGATCGACAAACAGGCACCGCGTCGTCATGCGGTTGATCTTGACGTTCTGACCGTTGCCGCGATCCTTGATCACGACATTCGGCGGCGCCTGTTTGAGCGCCGAACCCCACACGCCAGAAGCCCATTTCGAGCCCTGGAAAATCTTGGCCAGCCCGACCGACGAGAGCGGCACGCACAGCAGACGCCGTGCGACGCCCACGCTGTCGACGCAGTCCTTCCCATCGGCCAGCTCCTCGCGCCCGCGCATGCCGACGAGCGCCAGGCGCTCATTGACGCTGTCGAGATTCCAGTTTTTGGCGTCCCATTCCTCCATCACGCGGCCGATGGTCGGCTTTTCGCCGCCCTTCCACGCTTCGATGGTCGAGCCGAGCAGATGTTCAAGGCACAGCCGCCAGTTTTCCGAAGCATCCTGTCGATCGGTCGAAGTCATGCGCGCGATCATCGTGCCGAGAAACTGGCCATCCACCATCGGCAGGCCGGCCGCGTCCATGGCCTCATCGCCGAGCAGGAGATGGGCCAGCGCCAAAAGCGTTCCATACGTATCCTGCGCGCGGCGATCGAGACCGCCGAGAAACAGTGTCTTCTTCCAGCCCTCGAAACAGCCATGAAACTTCGGCCAACTGTCCATGAGCGAGCGCAGGATCATCCGCCCGCAAACGTCCCCATCGATCTTCGGTTCGCGGCCGATGCGCTGCTTTTCCAGCTTTCCCATGTTCAAAATCGCCATGCGCGATCGGTCCGCCGGCTCCATGGGCGGCGGGTTGATGGCCGAAAAAAGGAACGTATTTCGCAGCGTGAATTGGACGCCCTCATGATCGGCGCCGCCGCGCGAGATCGTGCCGCCCGAGCTGGCGACGCGCGCCAGGTCGACAATCTCGCTCGCCTTGCGCGAGACCGCCGAGGCCTCCAGTTCGTCGATCGCCACCGGCAGGCAATCCTGCCCGATGATCTGGTAGACGCCGGCGCGCGACGTATCTTCAGACGTGAAGACCGAAGGCCCGAGCACCGCGCGAATGACTTTCTGCAAGGTCGACTTGCCGACGCCCTTGTCGCCGCTCAGAAACAGGTGCGGGCGCCAGGGCAGGGCGGCGCCGAGAAACATCGCCGCGATGCCGCCGAGCACGAGCACGGGATCGAGCGTCTTTCGCTCCCACGACCACGAGTCCAGGTCCTGGAGCAATTGTCCTGCGGGCGAATCTTTAGGCGGCACCGGCTCGCGCCAGGGAATGGTGATGGGCGGCCGTTGAGGATAGAACATCCCGTCGACCTCGCCCGGCTTGGCCGCCTTGAGCTGCTTGCCTTCGATCCGATAGAGCGCCGGGCCGGCATGCCAGATCAGCTCATTGCGCGAGGTTGTCCACGATCCGCGTCCGCGCACACTGTCGCGCGGCGAGAACATGCCCCGCATCGCGGCGGCTTTTATAAGCGCCTGATGCGCTTCTTTGACTTCAAGACCGTTGATCGCCAGCGTCTTGGCGTTGAAGCGCGGCCAATGGTGATAGAGATATTCCGGCCGGGCCGCGAACAGCGAGATCAGGGTGTTATGCGTCCATTCCGACGTGGCCACGTCGATCATCTGACCGAGCGAATCGACCACATAAGTAATTTTTCCGTCCATGCCGAGCGGGATCACCGGGCAATCCGGCGGCAGTTTCGACGCTGGCGCGCCCGGCCATTGCCCGGCGGGATAGCCCCAGCCATCGATATCGCCGGCGGTCGGCTCGTTGACCGTCGTTTCGGCCAGCAGCCGCGCCTCGGCGTCGAGCCATGCCGCGCGGACGCCCTTCACACCTTTTTGCACCATGTTCGGGATATTCCAGCGGCCCGCCGCTCACACGGAAATGAAAAAACGCGACGCAACACGCTACAAAAACAGTCTTTTTCAGGCGGCCCGAGGCGCATCGGCCTCGGGACCATTGGTCTCGAGAGCAGCCTTCGCATCCTCGGCCGCTTTCTCCGCCTCTGCATCGGCCTCAGCCGCCGCCGGCGCTTCCTCTTCTGGCTCCGGCGGCGGCGCGCGGAACCCGGCGGGCGGATCGACATAGACAATCGGAAAATCGCCGCCCTTCTTTTCGAGCGGATCGGGAACCAGCCCCAAAATCGTGTCTTCCGGCTTTTCGCTCAGCGCGGCCGCCGGGATCGGGCCGGCCGCCGCCTGCTCGAGCGCCGCCAGCCGCCCGATTTCCTCGGCGATCAGCCGGTCCGCGCCGATCACCGCGTCGCGAAACGCCGCGAAGGCGATGCGATAGGGCAGGTCCAGCGCGGCGAAGCCGTCGACGTCGCAGGCGTGGAAGCCCCACGCGCTGGCGAAGCGATAGAGCGCCTCGGCTGGCGCGGTTGCCCCGGCGCGCACGAATGCGGCCAGCGCATCGCGCGCGCGATCGCGATTTTCGGCGTTGAGGCTGGCGCCGCAGCCCACCCACGACAGACTGTCAGCATCCGGCCCGATCAGGATGGCGACGAAATTGGCCGCGCCGTGCCAGGCCGCGTTGACGGCCGCCGCCGGGCCATCTTTTTTCAAGTCAAGTATTGGCATTGCTTTCTCCTCACTCCGCCGACAACAGGTCCGCGAAATCATTGCCTTGATGCGCCGACATGGTCGCGAGCGGCTTGCCGTGCTTTTCCAGCGTTTCCAGCACCGAATCGCGTTGCTTGAGCGTCGTCGGCTTGGTGTCGTTTTCGAGCGCGACGTAAATCGACGCGACGCAGGGCAGCCACACCGGCGCATTGGCCATGTTCCCGAGCGACAGGCAGGCCCAGACGCGCGCCTCGGGCAAGCTCAGCGCCAGCGCCAGGCCGGTTTCGATGCCCTCGCACAGCACCACCGGCCCCGAAACGCCATGCGCCTGCGCCTCGCGCGTCGAGAGGCCGGACGGCCCATAGGTGAGCTGGACGACGGAACCCTTGATCGGTCCGAGCATCAGCTTTCTCGACGCGATCGGCGCCTTCGTGACGGCATCGCCCGCTTCATGCAGGAAGGTGGCGTGAATGCCGGTCGTGACGCCCTCGGCGTTCTTGGCCGCGGCGATCATCGCCGGCCCGGTCCAGTTGTCGCCGCCCCAATGGCGCAGATGCGGATGCACCTTCAGCACCGGGCAGGCGTGCGGCACGGCGTCGTAATCAATCCCCCGGCCGCGCAGATAGCGCCGCACAAGGCCGAATTCCGGGCCGGAAAAAGGCTTCGCCTGGCGCCAGATTTCCGTCATGCGCAAGGCGGTTCGCGCCGCGCGCGCGCGCTCTTCCTTGTCAGCCTCGCGCTGGCGCTTTTGCGCGTCGACCCTGATCCGCCGCACTGCCTCGGGATTGCCATTGTCGACGCCAAGCCGCTTTTTGGCCCAGTCGATGGCGTAGCGCCGGCCCTCTCTCGAGCGCGGCGCGAAGCCGGCGACATAGGCGACGAGGCCCAAAATATCGCCCTTGCCGGTGTCCTCCGGCTCGTCATATTCGCGCCAGGCGCCATTGCCCCACAGCTTGAACGACGAGCGCGTGTCATTGGCGCGCGTCGGGTTGGGCGCCGCCCACACCGTGCCCTCGCGCCGCATGCCGGGCACGAGCTCGTGCAGCAGGCCAGGGCAAAGCCCCTGCAGCCCGGCGCGCAGGTCGCGGACGGAGACGGCGCTCATCGCGAAAGGCCCCAAACGCGCTTGGCGGCCAGGACTGCGGATGACCGGGCCGCCCGCCGCGCCTGACGTTGGAAGTACTGCCGCCGCGCAAAATCGACGACCTCGCCAGCGGCGATCGCATCGCATCCGACGCCAGCGCCGCACAGGTGGGCGGAGGCGAGGCTGAGTTCGCTTCGCCCCTGAATAGCGATCCGCACGGGCGCATATTTGGTCGGATTGTTGATGAGGCCACAGACGCGCGCCTCGCCGCTAGGCTCCAGCGCCGGGCATGGCGCGCGCCAATTGGAGAAAACAGCGGCGGCCAGCGGACAGATTTGATCGTCGCAGCAGTGGCCGCAACCGTTGCAGGGCTCGCCATAAAGTGGCTTTTTCACGGGCATGGCGCGGTCCTTCCTACACTCGCCAGTTCCGCGGCGAATTGCTTGAGGCCGGTATTGTTGACGGCGCTGGCGAATTCCGCCTGCACCGCGTCGTAGGCCTCTCGCGCGCGTTGTTTCCGCAGCGTCGAGGGCGGAACGAAGCCGGGCACGTGCCTTTGCGCCAGCGCGGCGTCAGAGGCGCGCGTCAGCGCCTGTTTCTGGCCTGGCGGGATCAGGAACGTGGTGAACTGGCCATCGGCCAGCAGCCGCAACCAGCTATCGTCCGCCCCGCGCTTCCAGATGAACCAGGCGTAGGCTGTCGCGGTCTTGCAGCGGGGGTCCCAGCCGCCTTCGCACATTGCGACCCGCTCGGAAAAGATCGCGACCAGATGCGGCGGAAACTCCGACAAAAGCCTGTGTCGCTCCTCCGTTTCCAGCCATTGCAGCCGGCAGAGCATGGCGACGCCCTCTTGCGCGACATTCAGGAAGTTTGGGAGGAGCTGCGCGGCCGTTTTCATCGGCGGATCGGGCGAAAACGGCGGATTGACGATGACCCAGTCCGGACGGAAGTCGGCGCCGAATTTTGATCGGACCGCAGCGAGATCGCCCGCGTCGACCACCGCGTCCATGATTTCGACGCCATAATCGGCGATGTCGGACGTCCAGACATGAGCGGAATAACGCATGGAAACGGAACTCATGTGGCCCAGGCCGTTGCATGGATCCCAAACGGGTCCAACGCGCGTCTTTCCAGCCCGAAGCCTCGGCAGGACCACCTCGAACAGCGCGCGCGTCGCCCAGGGCGGCGTGCAGAACAGCGCCAGCTTCTGCCACGGCTGGCCATCGGACAGGCGCGGGCGCTTGGCGGCCATGACGGCGGAGGAGCCCTTGGCCTTACTCATGCGGCCCGCTCCAGTCGAACCGCGCCACGCCACCCGTGCAGAATTGGGCCATCGAGCGGTCGAGCGAGACAACGGCGGCAATCAGCCCGAACAGACTGGCGATCAGGCACACGCCCGCCAGCCGCTCGAAAAACACCCGCCGGCGCCACGCCCGCATGATCAATTCCAGATTGCCCGTCATCACTCGTCCCTTCCGGTAAAGCCGCGCATCGCGGCGGAAATCATCGCCTCGAAGGCTTCGTCGTCGCGCCGGTCCTCGACATCCTTGAGGGCGAGGCACACGGCCGCCGGCGTCAGCACGAGCAGCGCGGCGATCCGCGCCTGTTCGACGCCGAGCCCGACATTGACGAGATAGATCGCGGCCTGACGCGCATGGGCGCAGCTCCGCCAATGGGCGTCGGCCGTGGCGCCGCGCTGCGGCGAGGTCGCGCGCACTTGATCCGGGGTGACGCCATAGTGGCGCGCGGTCACTTCGAGGAAGCCGGCATAGGCCGCGAGGGTGAGGGCGGCGACGGGAGACGGCGCGGCGGCTTGACGTTCGAGCGCGCGCAGGGCGCGGCGAAGTTTTGGGAGCAGAAGGGGGCGGACAGACGCCGGGCGACGCAGAAGCTTGCGATACCATCCCGACGTTATTCCAGCCGCCTGCGCGAGCGCATCTTGCGAGACGCCCGCGCGGCGTCGCTCGATGTCGAATTCTCTAAGGGCCAAGCCCGCGCTTAATTTAGAACCGGTCCTGTTTTGCGAATCACCCGCCGCACTTAAGTTTTGGTGCACCCTCTTTCGCGAATCGCCAGCTTCCAAAACGTCAACTCGGGAAGATTGCGTATCGAGGACGGCGGTCATTGGTCGCCGCCCTTCTGGAGGCGCGCCAGCGCATCGGCCCGGAGCATCGCCAATGCATCGGCGAGCTTGATCAGGGTGCGGACCGTCGGCGACGTTTCGCCGATTTCGCAGCGCCGATAGGTCGCGACATTGACGCCCGCCGCCTTGCACAATTCGGCTTTCGGAATGCGGGCTCGCGCCCTCTCTGCCTCGATCTCAGCAATGGTTTGCATTCGCCTCCTCCAAAAAACCGCGAATCACCGTCTCATTTATGCGCAGACGATTGCGCATTATTGTGCAATATTCAATCGTTCTTTGCGTATGAGTTGCGCGCGGGAGGCCGCTATCCTGCATCTTATGATGACAGACCGGGAAGAGATTAGGCGCTGGTTGCAGGCCACACTCATCCATATGGGTTGGTCTGGTAGCGACCTCGCGAAACGAATTTCCGTGGTGCCTTCAACGATCAACCGCTTTCTAAACGATCCCGACGTTAAGCACTCTCTCAGCCCTAAGACGTTGAAAGCTATCGAAAAAGCGACGGGCATTCCGGCGCTTTCTTATCCGTCGCAGATCCGTGGATTCGCTCCGGTCGAGGCAGAGGCGCATTTTCTGTCCGACAATTCGTCCAGCCAGGACCCGGTTACCGACGAGGCGTTGCGCAATTTGCGCAGGGCGCAATCCAATCTTCAATTCTGGCAATTGCGCTCGCAGGCGCTCGAAGCCGTTGGCTTCCTGTCCGGTGACGTTTTGGCTGTGGATATTTCCGAGCGTCCGCGCAATCGGGACATCGTATGCGCAGAGGTCGATCTGTTTCAGCCAGGGCGGATCGATACAGTTTTTCGCATCTTTGAAGCGCCCTATCTTATCGCGGCGACAGGCGCTTTGGAGTTGATGAAGCCGCTCGTGGTCGATGACGCCCATGTCGTCATCAAGGGCGTCGTGGTGAACATGTTGCGTCCGATGCGCTCGCGCGCGGCCTGACGCTACGTCAAAATGCGCGGCGCGTTGTGCGCAAATGCGCAAAATTAATTGACGCAATGCGCATGATTGTGCAATTTGAGTACGTGGTTGTACTAGGAGCGCACAAAAATGCCATTGCTGACCATCACCGCGCAGGAAATTGCGGAAATCCTGCAAATGAATGTCCGAACCTTTCTTCGAAAACGCGAGAAGATGGAGGCCGAAGGCCTGCCGCGTCGCGTGCCAGGCACCAGCGTGTGGTCGCGCCGCCTGGTCCTGGCGTGGATCGGCGGCGGCGCCGCCGCGACCTATATCGACGAGGAAGAAGACCCCGTCGCCGCCGCCCGCGCCGATCTCGAATCGCGCATTGGCGAAAGGAGCGCGGCATGAACGTTTCTTTCAAAATCGGGCCGCGAGATCGCGCCCTGGTCGACAGGATTGTCGAACGCGCCAAAGCCGAAGGCATGATTTTCGAAGGCTATTCGGAACAGACTTGCTCAATGGATTTGGTCGCGACCAACGCCAATGGTTGCGGGATGGCGTTTCGCCGGCTCCTCGCCGCGGATGGCTTCACCTTCTGCCACGACATCGCAGGCATCGCGCGACACATGAATCGCGAGACGGGGAAACTCTCGAACTGGTTCCGGCCGAGGTGCGCGCGTCGTCATAGCGCTGGTGCTCTTTTCAAGGAAAGGAGCGCGGCATGAGCCAGCTCGCCAGCCTTTCGGAAGACGATTTCGCGCTGTTGAGGCACATCGCCGCGGGCCGTCGCTATCGCACCTTTGCCTTGCGCAAGGGCCTCAAGCTCAACACCGTCAACCAAAGGGCACGCCGTATCTTCATTCGCCTCGGCGGCCGCGACGCGGCAATCGCGGTCTACAGGTCCGCGCAAAACATGGAGTCGCAGCATGTTTGACTACAGCACACTGGCGCCCGGCGCGCGGACGGCGACGGCGGCGGCGGCCGAAAAGCGCCAGATCGACGAGATCAAGGCGCGCATGATGCGCGCGGCGGCGCACATGGACGAGGGCTTCGCCGCGCTCGAGCTGGCCATCCACCGCATGCTCTCAGCCGCCGGGGACATGGCCGAAATCAACACCGCCATCGAACACATGGAGCCGCGCCAATGAGCCCGGAGAACGAACAGCCGGCCAACGCCGGGAGGGTCTATACCTTTTCCTTGGCGCGAGAGCCTGACGGAATGAGGATCGACTTCAAAGGGCCTATGGGCGAAACCGAGGCCACTCTGGCCTATTGCGAGATGACGGCCATCGCGACGATCGCGCTCGTCAACGCCGCCTCGGCCGCAGAAACCGGCGCCGAGCGCGGACGAGCGCAGGCCTCGAAAATTCGCGCCCTGCTCAGCATTCTGAATGACGGACATGAGGCCCAGTACCTCGGCCCCAAGACGCCGGCGTTCAACTGACCGCCGCCGGCGGCGCGCGGATCGACGCCGCGCGCCGCCTCTATGAACCGCCAGGGAGAGAGGAACCATGGCCAAGCTCACCGTCTCGATTACCCATGTCGCCTGGCGCGAAGGCCGCCCGCGCTTCGTGCCGGGGCCGAAATTGCGCAAGATCGGTTTCAAGGGCGAGGACCTGCGCCACGGCGACGGAAACTGGTTCACGGCCGCCGAGGCCAAGACCTGGGCGGACGCCAAGGAGCGCGAGATCGCCGCGCGTCGTCAGGCCGTCGTCGCCGCGCGGGTGACCAAACGCCGCCTCGCGCCGCTCAGCAGCGCGCGCGCCGCCGCGCTGACGGTCGGCGATCTGTTCGACGTCTATTTCCAGAGCCCGCGCATGAAAGGCGAGGCCGTCTCCGACGGCAAGCGCCGGCAGAAGGCGGCGGCGCCGGCCACCATCCGCGACTATCGCAAGAAGGCCGACGCCCTCGCCAAATTCGACGAGGCGATCTGGGCCGCGCCGGCCGAGGCGCTGTCGAAACCCATCGTCTACGATCTTTATGAGCGGATGTGGACGCGTCAGGGACTCGCCACCGCGCGCGGCGCCATTGCCGTCCTGTCCGCCGCCCTGTCATGGGGTTTGAAGCGCGGCAAAATCCGCATGCCGGCCAACCCCTGCGAGAAGCTGGGCATGGAAATGCCCGACGCGCGCCTGCGCTGCCTGTCGCCGGCCGAGGTCCGCCACATCGTCGCGGCCGCCGATGCGCTGGGAAGGCCGGAGATCGGCGACGCCATCGTCATGGGCGTGTGGACCGGGCAGAGGCAGAAAGACCGCCTGGAGCTGGTCGACCGTGGCCTGATCGACGGCCGCCGCGTGTTCCAGCAGAGCAAGACCAAGGCCGTCGTCGAAATCCGTCAGGCGCCCGAGCTGGAGGCGCGCCTGACCAGGTCGCGCGCCCGCCGGGAGGATTGGAAAGTCCAGCCGCTCGAACTGATCGTGGACGAGAAGACGCGCGAGCCCTTCAAGGGCGACTGGTATCGCCACGTCTATGCGCAGGTGCGCGCGGCGGCCGTCGCCGGCGTCAGGGACGCGATGACGGGCGCATGGATCGTCGAGCCCATGGCCAGCCTTGCCGACGCCCGCGACCAGGACTTGCGCGACACGGCCGTGACCTGGCTCGCGCGCGCCGGCTGCACCCACGCCGAGATCGGCCAGATCACCGGGCACAGCGACCAGAGCATCCAGAGCATTTTGAGGCACTACCTCAGCCGCCACCGCGAGATGGGCGACAACGCCATCGCGAAGCTGCTGGCGTGGTACGAAGGGCAGGGAGAGGCGAAGTGAAAGTCGCCTACGAAATCGAGGGCGAGCGTTTCATTGCTCATTTGCACGGCCGGTGGCCGTTTGAAGCGAAGACGTCGGGCTGCGTTTCCTACGTCACTGAAAAGGGAAGCGAGCGGAACATCCTCTCGTTCCAGGACCAGCCAGGCGCGGTTTTCACCGCCCGGTGCGTGGCCGAAGAGATTGCGCGCAAAGCAAACGAAAAGCAGGGAGAGGCGAAATGAGGCGCGATGGCTATGGTGAGCCAGAAACAGAACTAGCTTGCGCGCGCATGATCATTGCCGAGGCCTTACTTGATTTCTTTATGGCCAATAAGCACCGCGAAGCGCGGAGCGCCTTTCTGACCCTTTGGACTGCCGCCCAGGCGGATTGGAGCCGGAGAATGCAGGCAGAGGAAGATGCCGTTTTTGGCCCGTTTGCGCCGCCCACGATCACTTCTGATTGTGATGCCATTGATGATGGCATCCCGTTTTAG